TATCCACACCTTATGGAACTGGTAATTGGTTCCATCAAACCTGGGTTAAAGCAGAAAATAGAGAAAACGACTTTTTACCAATAAAATTACCCTGGTATGTACACCCAGAACGAGACCAAATATGGAGAGATGCTCAAGATGCTCTATTAGGTGACCCTAGATTAGCGGCACAAGAATGTGATTGTGACTTCAGTACATCAGGTGATATAGTATTTTATAATGAAAATATAGAATATTATGAAAAATCATTTATAAAGGACCCTATGGAGCGAAGAGGGGCGGATAAAAATTTGTGGGTTTGGGAGTCACCTGACTACACTAGAGAATATATTGTTGTAGCCGATGTAGCCCGTGGAGATGGTAAAGATAATTCGGCCTGTCACGTAATTGACGTAGAAAATAATGTGCAAGTTGCTGAATATAAAGGACAATTAGGTACAAAAGAATTTGGTCATTTATTAGTAGGACTAGCCACAGAATATAATGAGGCAATGTTAGTAATAGAAAATGCTAACATAGGTTGGGCAACAATACAAGTCGCTATAGACAGACAATACCCTAACCTTTATTATTCACAAAAGAGTGATTCCCCAACAGCCAATTCGTATTTTGACAAATACCAAGATAATTCAAAACGAGTAGCAGGTTTTACAATGTCCTCTAGAACTAGACCTATGGTTATAGGTAAATTTCAAGAATATGTTGGTGATAAAGGTGTAACTATTCAATCAAAAAGGTTAATAGAAGAAATGAAAACCTTTATTTGGAGGAATAACCGAGCAGAGGCTCAAAGTGGGTACAATGATGACTTAGTAATGTCTTTTGGTATAGGGATGTACATTAGAGATACTGCTTTAAAATTAAACCAACAAGGATTACAGGCTACTAAAAATGCTTTAAGTAGTATAAAAGTAAACAGAACATCATATCAAGGAGGTTATGGCTTTTCACAAGGAACTGATAATCCTTACCATCAGGAAATAGATGGAAAACAAGAATCCATTAAATGGCTTCTTTAAATAATATTTATAATAATAATAACAACCAATTATGGCTGACAAAAGTGTATTTACAAGATTAAAAAGATTATTTTCAACTGATGTAATAATTAGAAATGTTGGTGGTAATCAAGTAAAAGTAATAGATAGTGGCCAAATCCAATCCACAGGTGAATTAGAGACTAATTCATTGATGGATAGATATAATAGAATATATTCAACAAATCCAACTTCATTATATGGAGCCCAAGTTAATCAAAATTATCAATATCTAAGACCCCAACTATACTCAGATTATGATGTAATGGATCAAGATGCTATTATTGCTTCTGCTCTTGATATATTAGCTGATGAATCAACCTTAAAAAATGACATGGGTGAAGTACTCCAAATTAGAAGTGCTAATGAAGATGTACAAAAGATACTATATAATCTATTTTATGATGTATTAAATATAGAATTTAATTTATGGATGTGGATACGTCAAATGTGTAAATATGGTGATTTCTTTTTAAAATTAGAAATAGCAGAAAAATATGGGGTTTATAATGTAGTTCCCTATACGGCCTATAATATTGAAAGACAAGAAGGATACAACCCAGAAAACCCAGCATCTATAAGATATAAATTTGCAGCCGATGGAATGGGAAGTCATAGCTCGGGTATGTATCCGGTTCAAGGGGCTACTGCTGGTAATTTACAAAATGAACCTGGTATTTATTTTGACAATTATGAAATGGCCCATTTTAGGTTACTTTCTGATGTTAACTATCTTCCTTATGGTAGATCATATATTGAACCCGCTAGAAAATTATACAAACAATACGTGCTAATGGAAGATGCTATGTTAATTCATAGAATCTCTCGTGCTCCTGAAAAACGTATTTTTTATATGAATGTTGGGTCTATAGCCCCCAAATGAGATAGATGCATTTATGCAAAAAACTATTAGTAATTTAAAACGTACCCCTTTCCAAGATAATAAAACAGGGGAATATAATTTAAAGTTTAACCAACAAAATATGTTGGAAGATTTCTATATCCCCGTTCGTGGAAATGATCAAACAACTAAAATTGAGACCGCACCTGGATTACAATATGATGGTATCCAAGATGTTGAATATTTAAGAGGTAAATTATTTGCTGCTCTTAAAATACCAAAAGCATTCTTAGGATATGAAGAAGATATTGAAGGAAAATCTACTTTAGCAGCTCAAGATATTAGATTCGCACGTACTATAGAAAGATTACAACGCATTATACTATCAGAATTAAATAAAATAGCCCTAGTTCACCTATACACCCAGGGTTATACTGATGAAACCTTAACCAATTTTACACTTCATATGTCTAGTCCCTCTATTGTATTAGAACAGGAAAAGATTGAATTATTGAAATCAAAAACTGAACTAGCCGCTATGCTGTTAGAGCAAGGCTTAGTACCCTCTGATTGGATTTACGATAATGTTTACCAATTTAGTGAAGACCAATTTGATGAGTATAGAGATTTAACTAGAGAAGATGCAAAACGTAAGTTTAGGATGGAACAAATTGCTTCTGAAGGGAATGACCCCCTAGAAACAGGTAAATCCTACGGTACTCCTCATGATTTAGCTTCACTATATGGTAAAGGCCGAACAATGTCTGACCCTGGAAATGTACCTGATGGTTATAATGAGGACGAGCCTGATTTAGGACGTCCAAAAGACACAGTTACCTCAAGAAATAAACAAGATTCTAATTTTGGTAAAGACCGTTTAGGGGTTCAAGGTATGAAAGGTAAAGATAAAGAAAGCGCAGATTCACTTCGTCCTAAATTTAAGGGTGGAAACCCCTTAGCACTCGAAGGTGCTAAAAAGGCTTACTTGCAAAATAAACAACTATTTGAATCTATGGACAAGAAAAACCTAGTATTTGACGCTGATAGGGACACATCATCATTATTAGATGAAAAACAATTAAAGGAGTAATTTCCCTTCAATATTTATAAACAAATATATTCTTTGATGAAAAAAAATAATAAAATCACACATTCTAAATACAAGAATACTGGAATTCTTTTTGAATTATTAGTACGTCAAATAACCTCTGATACTTTAAAAGGTAGTGATTCTCCTGCTATAGATATATTAAAAGAATACTTTGTTAAGACTAGCCTAGGTAAAGAATATAAACTCTATGAGTCTATTCTAAAATCCAAAGTATTAAATGAAAGTAGAGCGGCATTAGTAGTTGATACTATATTGGGGGCTTCTTCTAAGTTTAATAGAACTTCATTAAAAAAGCAAAAATATAATTTAATTAATGAGATCAAAAAACATTACAATTTAGAATCTTTTTTTGGTTCAAAAGTAGCTAACTATAAAGAATTAGCTGCCCTATATACTTTAATAGAAAATACAAACTCTACTTTATCTATAGACCCTAACCAGTTAATTGAAAATAAAGTAACTTTGCTAGAACATTTAACTAAGAAAGAAATTCAAGAAGATACTAAACAAACAGTACTAAAAGAATTTGCTACTTATGATAAAGATATAAGAACTCTTACCTATAGAATCTTATTAGAAAAATTTAATGGGAAATACGACAATCTAACTAATGAACAAAAACAAATTCTCAAAGAATACATAAATTCAGTAGACTCTACCCCAGATTTAAGAAATTTCTATAATGGTAAAATTGAAGATTTAAAATCTATAATCAAAGAAATAGTTAAAGAAGTTAAAGATAAAGTCACCCAAGTTAAAATCACCGAAGTAGTAAAATATTTAGTTGAACTAAAGAAAACTGATAAAGTTGGAGATAGTAATTTAGTTGATTTATTACGTTATTATCAATTAGCAAACGAAATAAAAATATCAAATGGTATACAAGTATAAGCTTAAAGAATTTGAAGTAGGTGATGTTAAAGTAGATAGGGGTGTTAAATCTCAAGTTACTAATGTTAACCCTACTACTGGAACCGTATCTTGGACTATTGATTATGTTCCTAATTTAGATAAACTCATAAAAGATTCATCAGAATTAACTGAAACTGCTAAGGGGGTTTATGTTAAAGCTAAAGATGATAAAAAATTTTTAGATATATACGAACAAGCTAGAAACTTAAGAAACTTAATTCGCACTCACGTTAGAAATAACTACCCTGAAGAATATAAAAAATCAATTGGTATAAATGAAGATGAAATAGATGAAATATCTACTTCGGGGGGTGCAGGTGCCTACTTAGGTAAATATGCATTTAAATTACCAAAAAAACAAAAATCTATTTAAAATTCCATTCTAATATGTATAAACGTATAATAAAAGAAGAAAAGGAGGAAGTTTCCAAATTTCACGAAAAACGTATATTAGCTTTTGATGTTTTAGAATCAAGATTGATTGAAATTAAAAAGTTAATCAAATTAGGTAAAATTGAAACCATAAAACATTACAGAGACAATCCTAACAGTTATAATGTACTTATAGGAACTGATATACTTAACGATTATTTTAACGATATAGAAACACTATTACAACCCAATTAATATGAAACAATCAGAAGAATTATTTAGAGAACTTACAGAAAAATTTTCTAATAATAAAAAAAGAACCAAACACATTATCTCAGAAGAATTAGGAGGTATTGTTACCTTAAAACCTTTAGTACAATTAACCTCTGAAGATTTTAATTCAAATAAACAACCTTGGGAAACTAAATTCGAGGCTTTTGTTAATGAAGAAAAATCAAAATCCTTAGAAGCGATTGTTAATAATGATATGAAAACTAACACCTTAGAACAAGAAGGAAAAATAAAATCTGACTCTAATGTAAAGTTTACAATGGATAATAAATTGGGAGGTTCTTATAAAGTTTCTGATGCAGTTGAAAATATCGAATCTCACAATTATGATTATAAAGCTGAGAATATTAATAACATAAATACCCAAGAACTACTAACAGGAGTCCAATTAGAAATTAAATATAATAGTGCCTTAACCCTAGATGAAGCAAAAGAATTAGCTATTAAAAATCTTACTAAAGATCCTTTACATTATGTTAAAGAGGGACAATTTGGTATTAAGGGTTTAGGTTATACTGAACAAAAAGTAGATATAAATGATGGGGAAACGTATGGAGGATCAGGATATAGTACTAAATTAAAAAAAAGTAGTGAAGCCTTAGTACCCGTTAAAGAATCTAAAAATCAAAAAATTTCAAGACTTATAAAAGAATCTTTAAACGGTCCAAGAGCTATGGAAGAAGATTTTGATAAATTTGATGAAGCTAAAGATAAAGCAATCGAAGCATCTCAAGAAAAAGCAGGAATTAAAGAGGAAGATAAACCTGACTTTATGGACATAGATGATGACGGAGATAAAGAAGAATCTATGAAAAAGGCTGGTAGAGATAAGAAAGCTAAAAAACCTAAAAAAGAAACCATTGACTTCAAACTATCAGAAATTGCTAAACAAGGTGACATTGTTAAATTAGAAGCTCAAATTAATTATTTAGATGAAATTATAGAAGAAAAATCTAACAGATTAAGCTCTATAGATGAAGATGAAAACTTATCGGAATTAGTAGATAAGAAGAAAATGAAAGAAATGCAAAGGGAGGTTAAGCTCTTAGATAAGAAAAAAGCCCAAATGGAAAAATTGTATGAGAAAATGTGTGGTACAAAATACTCAAAACCAGAAATGGTTGATGAAATGGATGGTGATGACTTTGAGGATGAAGATGAAAGAGAAAATTATTACCTAAATTTAGATAGTGTAGACGAGGCTAAAAAATAATACGTAAAAAATGAAAAAATTATTAATAGAAACCCATACCATAAGAATATCCCCTAACCAATTAACCGAAAATATTAGTAAAGAAAGTGGTAATCTTTTTGTTGAAGGTATTTTAGCAACGGCTGAAGTAAAAAATGGTAATGGTCGCTATTATTCTAAACAATTATGGAATAGAGAAATGGACAAATATAAGGAACTTATTGAGCAACGACGCTCAATGGGGGAATTAGATCACCCTGAATCTACCGTAATAAACCTAAAAAATGTATCACATCTTATAGCAGAATATTGGTGGGATGAAGATAATGTAGTAGGTAAAATAGAAATATTACCAACTCCCTCAGGAAATATACTTAAAGAATTAATTAAAAGTGGTGTTACTGTAGGTGTATCATCTCGTGGAATGGGTTCATTAGAAGAAAATAGACAAGGAGTAATGGAAGTACAAGATGACTTTGAATTACTTTGTTGGGATTTTGTTTCAACACCATCAAACCCGGGTTCTTATATGACTACTTTAAATGAAGGTAAAAATATAGTTACCTATGATTATACAAGTGTAAATAAAGTAATACACGAAATCCTTTGTTCAAAAGGTTCATGCCCCCTAACATAAACAATATGACCTAAACCCTATTTCTTCGGACGCTACCGACGGATTTAAACATTAGACGCTCTTTTAGAGCGTCTTTTGCGTTTTTAAAGATTTCATCATATGTATAAATGCAATGCGTCA